TTACCGACGTTGAAACATCGAGTCCTAGAATTAATTTCATGTGTTAAAAATGCTTCCCTTAAACATGCCAAGGTCTTTTTTTCTTGTAAGCATGACAGGTTCACCTTTGATAGGTGTTGATAATTCCCAATTAGAATTTTTCATCAAAAAATCGTCGACTGCAGGCTTCACTCCATACTTTTCTGTATCAATTCTTTTTGTAGCGTTGTTTACAGACTCATAGCCTTCTTTCTCAGCGTACCATAGATCTTTTTCTGACCACCTGCCATGATAATCGTCTATAAGAACTAGACTGTTTTCGTTTGTCAACAAGTCTAGATACTCAAGCTCTTTTGAAACAGTGTAATAGTTGTGATCTCCGTCCAACAAAACAACATCAAACTTCCTTGACGTCTCCGTCAGCTTTGGTAACACATTTAAGCTGCTATCTTGATAAAGAATTAATTTTTGTGCGGAAGAAACATCAATATTCCTTATCATAACCAACAGAGATTCTTGTAGAAGAACGTCGACTCCGATAAATTCAAAATTTTCATGAAATCTTGACATGAAAACGAAAAGAGGCACCGTTGTAATTCCTTTGCACAATCCTACTTCTAAAACTTTTGGATTAGGAATTTGCGAAAGAAACTGTTTGATAGGAGGAATGTATCCATGGTATGCCATGTCAGCATATTAGGCTCAGGATGACTTTGGTAAAATCTTATTAAAGTAGACCCATATCTTTTAGTTCTATTTCCGTAAGCACTTTGTAGATCACCCCATGGGTCGTGCACCATTCTTTTGCAGCCCTTACCTTCTTAATTACCGTAGGTTGATTTAACTTACGAGATGGTTTGATCTCTATCACGACTTTAGCTCCGTCCTTGTACTCAACCTGGAAGTCTGGATAATACTTACGGACTTTTTTTGTCTTCTGATTAGAAATGTATTCTATGATGAGCTTTTCATAAGACCACGAAACAACATCAGGATTTTCATCCAAGTGCACCATGTACTTTTGTTCCCATCCTGAACGGTATTTACATTCACCCGCAATCGGAGAAGTGTGGGTACCCCTGTGATAATGACCCTTACGTTTTCTCTTCCGTTTATGCGGTTTCTTTGGAGGCATGTTCTTCAAAAATCGTATTTTACCTTGAAAAGCAACTTCTCTGAATGTCTCTTCATGATTGGTTGAGCAAGTTGAGTTTTCATGATGACGTTTAAGTTATCATCATGAAAATTAATTCCAGAAACGTAAACAAAATTCTGATCTGATTCGTTAGGCCTATTGGTCGATGGCAAAAACTTATAAGAAGGATTAGAAGAAGAATTAAGATGATTAACAGGAGCTATAGCTTCTAATCTTAAAACGTGAAGATTCTGTTCACCTTTAAAAGATATCTCATATTGATTCTCACCAAAGAAGTACAGGTGAGGGCTCTTTATCGCTATTATTCCCTCATTGTAGAATATTGTTCCAACTGAATTCCACTCACACTGCGGGGTTAAAGAATCAGCGCGATATAACGTTCCATTGCCGTTATCTTTAATCGTAATTCCTATAACTCCGCCCGAACCAGTTATGGCAGAGTCAGTTATTACAAAACTACCAGGAAGGATTCTTGTTCCATAATACAGATTGCTGATATCAAAGAAGACTACTTGACTTGATGATGAATCTCTTGTTTTATAGATTGTAGAAGTAGGCGCTTTAAGCTGATTATTATAAAATTGATCTGCACTTAACGAAGATAAAAGATTCTTGTTTAAATACGTTAAAAACTCTCCTTTTGCAGCGGCAGTGGGGTTTTGATAATAAAAACCTATTTGATCTTTAATTTTTCCGTTTTCTTCATCATCTATTTCTTTAAAAGATTTATCTTTGTTACTGTTATTATTTTGTTTCTGATTAACGGGGGCAAGAGTGCTACTTTCTGATTGCAACTTTTTAAGATCAATGAATGCCCCTCCAGAACTGTTTCCCAAATCATCAAGATACGCAAATTGATATGATTCTTTTTTCAAAAGATCGTAATTGGGATAAAAGTTTCCATCATCACAAGGCAACAACAAAAGATTTCTTTTTCTAACAGCAGGCTGAGAATACAAAATTTCATTTGCAAACTTTCCAGGATTAGATTCTACTGCAACCGTTGACGCAGTTAGGAACAATTGTCTTGGAAAATGTCCAGAAGAAAAATCTTTTAAGAAATTCTCAGTATTGATGTAATGTCCTCCGACACCGAAAGACATGACAGTATTAAAGGGAGTCGTAGGAAATCCGTTGGCTTCAATCGCAGGCGTTTGTAACAAACCACCATAGGTCCCAACTTTTAATTTGATAGAAGATGATGCTACGAAAAACGGAGGTAAATAGAAAGAAACGTTGTCTGTGTTTGATAACCCGGTTGAACTCGATGCAGCGATATCAGCATCTGTCACATAAAATCTCTTTATAGAAAGATCATGAAGTTCCGCCTGCAAAGGATGCTTAAATGAGTAAGAAGAAGGTTCATTAATTGAAGTTGTATCTAACTGAAATAGACCTTCTCGTTGAGAAGGATCTGCTGCAAAAAATTTCTTCAATCTATCATTACCGATATTTCTGCCTTCGTAGTAATTTCCGATGCAAAGAACATCTGGATTAGTTACGTTCATCGCATCATTGAGATATGCAAGTGGTGCAACTGTTCCTGACGGGATAACAAATGTTCCTTTATCTATTCCATCGACGTTGAATGAACCTGTACCGTGATTAACAAGATTTGTTCCCCATCGAACAGCTACGTGATGCCAGTTATTCCAGCTCAAAGCATTATCATCAGATAAGAAAACTAAATCATTTGGATAGCCACCGGTCGTTGCCAATGAAGGAGAAATGTCTGCGCTGTGACTCAATTGTAATTGAAGTCTGAACGTAGCTGGTAGACCATTTATGTCTTTTTGAGATCCAGTGATCAATGAAAGAGCATAGCTTGAAGATAGATGAAATATCGTACCTGCTTTGAAATGTCCTGCTGAATCTAACTTTCTATATCTTGGATTGATATAGAAATCGAAGCTAAATGCACCGCTTAATGCGTAACGACCTGTTGCATATCCTAAATGCTTTGTTCCATCGTCATCATTTGGATACAACAAAACTGAAGATGTCGGTACCGTAGACGAAGAAAAGAAATTTAAAGAATGATAATTTGAATATGCCCAATGAGCTGATGGATATGTAGCTCTATAATAATGAGATAAATTATCTTTAATTGTTAATTTCTTTAAAGTTCCAGTAGTGAAATAATAAGGAGGCGTGAATCTAAGAATTTCAAGCGTTTTTTGTTTCTTTTCAGAAGTCGCTTTATTATTAACGTCTTTTAAGAATCCTGTTTGAACTCCATTTTTATAGTCTAAAAACTTATCGAATATATTCTTGGTTAAACCGACTGCTTTAATGTCGTTCCACAAACCGAATAAAGTGCTATCATTCGCTGGTGTTGCAGGATCATCTATTGACTCTATATCTTTTTGTATTCCAGATCGTCTTGGGAAAATATAAACAGACCCCGTTATTCCGCTAGAACTAGAAGAATAATATTTTGACGGGTTTGTAGCTATAGTTATGCTTTGAAAATCTGTCTGATTGACCTTAAAGATAGACATCTAGTTCCCAAGTAATTATACATCATTAAAAAGACAATGACATCTAAACTGCTTCTGAAAACACTAAAGGTAATTCTTCAACAATTCCAATTAATCTTGGAGATAAAACCTTAATAAAGTTTTCAACAAATTCATCTTGAACCATTCCTGAATCTTCCATGCATGAATGAAGAAGCTCATGTAGTAATAGCTCTTTTTTGTGATCGTTTTGTAGTCTATCTCTAACTAAAATTAGTTGATCATCATAATCAATAAAACTTTTTATTTCTGGGTCTTGTACGCCTTTTTGCGAAAGAACTAAATCAAAAGTAGCATCATCTACTGATGCTATCGAATAAACTCTATTCCCCACTTTTATAGCGCTCGATTTCATTTTTAAAATTTTCTCCTAGATCTTTTATCATTAATTTAATTTCTTTATCACCCAAAAGTTCATAACTTATTCCAAAAGAATTTAAGGCTTCTTTTACTAGATTCAACTTTTCTTTCACTGATTCTAATTGTTGAATTTGTGTTGGCTTAATTTCAAATATCTTAACAGCGCCATTAACATACTCTACTTTGAAATCTGGTATTGCTCTTCTACCATCTTTTAATCTAACGATCTCTGGCTCATATTGATATGATATTACTTCTTCGCAATCATCCCACCACATCATTGCAGCAAGTTCCCAAGAAGACTTAAATTTAACAGAAGATGATTTTTTACAATCATACTTTCCGTTTAAATGTCCTGTTTTGTATCCAGAAACTCCGCTTATAACTCTTTCAATTGCTGCTTTTGAATATTTTTCTCTTTGTTCTTGCGTCATTAAATCTTTTGTTTTTCCGAACATCGGATTTTTTTCTCCATAATTGGAACGTATTCCTGACTCAAATTTTCTTTTTTGAATTTTTGAAATTTTTCTTCCTGCGTTTAAAAGCCGCTCGTCTGTCTTAGCTGTAAGACCATTATTCCAAGCTTTCTTACCACACATCCCATTTTCTTTACCATACATAGGGTTTCTAGACCCTGAAAAAGCACAGTTTTTTGAGCAGAATCTAACGTGCCTTTTTATAAAATCTTTTTGAAATTCTTTTCCACAACCTTCGCAGATTTTTGATATTATCTTAGAATCTCTTTCGTATTTATGATGATAAAAGCAATCAGAAGAGCAGTACTTCGCTTTTTTTTCATAAGACTTAGTTGCTTCAAAAGCTTTACTGCAATTTAGGCATTGCTTTGTAATGCTGCTCGTTAAAGATTTTGAAATTGAAATTTTCATGCAATCTTGGTTGCACGTCTTTTTTTCTCTAAATCTATAAGGAACAACAAACTGTTTGTTACAAACAACGCAGATATTTGTTATTAACTTCTTTCTAGACAAGAAATAACATTCCTTACAACAAAAAGTTTTTTTCTTTACTGAAAGAAAATCAATTTTGCAATTCTTGCAATTATAGCTTGATTGTTTCATCAAACTATAACTATAACGTGATATTACTTTGTGTAACTTCTTGATTTCTTTTTCGCAAAGTCTAATCGAACCCTGAATGTCAAATCCCTCTCCGGACTCTTTTCGACTGGTCGACTTAACTTAGCTACCGCAAGAAGATTATCATTAGCGTCGTATAGACCAACAGAGGTTACGAATGTAAATGTTTGTTGTGTGTCTTCAGCGCCGGGGTCTATCACAACGATTCTATTGTTAGCGTCAGTGAATGTTGGATTAGATGAATAATTGAATTCATCTGCCGCAGCCCTGCAGAAGATCAATGTGCTGTTGATATTTGTCGTATTCTGGAATGTTATTGCAGTTTGAGAACCAGAACTAAATCTAGTTGCGCATATATGATCTACAACATTATCTATCGACGCTGAAACTATGAAATCAGGTATGAACTTTGATTTTCTTGCAGTTTCAGTTCCAACAGCTCCAAGAACAGTAAATCCAGTTGGAGTCATTGCGTCAATAGTCCCGGTAACAAACTGGCTTGCTGATGTTATCTTTTCAAGATCTAATATTGCAATTCCTCTGTCATAGAACATTAATCCTACTGTTCTACTTGTGTCTGCTGCATCAACAATGTTTCCAAATTGTCCACCAAATTCAGTAAACTTTTCATTAGATGAACCGATATCCGTATAGACAGAAACACCAAGTTCAGATGTCTTATAAAGGTTTGGAAATTCTGCAATAGATCCTTTGTCAACTCTCGTTAACGAAGCTGATTGATAAAATCTCATTGCAAAAGATTCACGTTTGATTTGGTCTCTTGCAAATAATCGCTTAAAAGCAACAAAGAATGCTGCATCTATCTTGTCATTTGTTGCAGCTGATCCATAAGGCGCAATAAACTGAGAATCTGCATCTCCTAATAAAAGCTGCGAAAATTGTCTATAGTTATCCATCTTTTCTCTCATCATGATAGATGAAGATGGAAACAGTTCCTTTCCAACAGAATCGACACCTGCCAATGATGAAGAAACTATATCTGAGTTTGGGAACAATCCAATCGTACAATCAAAAACTTGGTTGGAAGTTTGTAAGGTAAAATCTTGATCATAAACAGTTTGAAATAACGAAGAAGTAATGCCTGGGCCTATACCTCCGGTTACGAAGACTTGATATTTTCTTCTAGAAGTAGATCCGCTAATATCTTCTTGAATAATGTCGATCAGCTGGCTTAAAAAAGATTTAGCTGTCTTAATGTCCGAAGGTTCTAAATTTTTATAGGTTGCCATTGTCTTATTTTACGTTGTTTGTTTGATGTTAACAGCGAAATCTTTGACAGTACCGGATTGCATTCCGGTTACTCTTACGTATGTCTTGATTGTATCTTTTGATGCTCCAGTTCCATAAACGTCGAACATCGTTTGAGTTAATGATTTTACGCCGATGCTAAAAGATAGTTCAGAGCCGCCTGAAGTTGCGGATGTTGCCGTACTAGTTAAAACGTAATTAGCTCTTTGCTGATTGTCAACGTTATTTGGACTTATCCTACCATCGTTGATGTTTAAAAATAAATTTGGTGCGTCAATTAAGAAAGTTTGATCCCTAAGTTCGACATCAATAAATGTTTCATTTAACAATGTTTGTGAAATTGTTAAAGATTCTGTCGTTTTTAATCCTCTTGTTCCGCCGGTGGTATATAGCGTTACAGTATCTCCAGAAACCGCAGAACCTCCAGAAAAAGTAAACTGTGGCAATCTAACCAAGTTGGGATTAGAAACGCTAATTAATTTAAATTTTTGAGCTTGTGATTGATTCGTCAAGGCCTCAAAAATTGGAGTGTTTTTCTCTACTTTTTCTCTTCCAACGCTTCTACCATACTTTGAAATAATAGAATAATTCACTTCATCATCGCCAAGAGCAAACTTAAACAGGCTAAAAGACCCATCGTTTCTTGACAAGAACTGGCGGCCAGTATCTGTTAACACCGCATCTAGAATAATGTTGTTTGTACTATGATCAAGAAACCCCATATTTCCTCACAAAAAATCTTACATGTAACTATCATTGAAGTAAACTTTTTAATCCTTTTAGACGATTAAACAATTTATTACCTTAAGTTGTCTATATTAATTTCAAGCTTTGCGCCGGCACCTTTATCCGTGTTAATAAAATTTATTGTATATTCAGCTCCGTCTTTAGAAAAATTTAATATATCAATTTTTGAATTTGAATTATCACTTGTTGATACTGAATAACAATCTGGAGTTAGATAAACATAAAGATTCTTTTTATTTCCTATCTTTATAGTATCAAGAAATAAATCTTCTTGAAGATACAT